GGCGGAATGTCGCCAGAGGCCACGGCCGCGTATACGTCTGAATTAGAGAAAGCCACTAAGTTGTTTAATAAGGACAATAAAGAAAAAGAACATGCATTAAAACGTTCAAAAGAAAAAGAAGCAGCAGATAAGAAATCGTTATTTGGTGTTAAAGAATATGAGAATAAATGGCAGAAATGGGCCGCCGGATTAGCAGTTGCAGCAGTAGTAGGTAAAAAAGTCCTCGATGTTAACAAGCAATATGTTAAAACATATGATGATATGTATAAGTCGGGTATAAACGTATTAGCTGGTCAAACTCAGTTCACTGATGGATTTAAGGCGTTAAATTATGTGGTAACGCAAACAGGCGTTCGGTTAGAGGTGTTACAAGAGGTAGCACAAAAATATTCTACGGCTATAAATGCATATGGCTTCATGAAATTTGCAAAGACCTTATCAAAATCGACAACTGAACTTACAGCATTAGGTTATTCATCAAAAGAATCAGCAGAATTAATAGGTTCGTATGCAGATTCAGCACAAAGTTATAGTGATATTCGCAGCAGATCTGAAGAAGAGATGTCTAAAGATGCGATTAAATTTGGAGCAAATTTAACTAAATTATCACTTGCCACTGGTGTATCACGCGAACAACTGTTGGCTAATTCACGGGCGGTAGCAAAAAGTGCTGATGTATCTCTTCTATATGCAAGATATGGTAAGACCGGCGCAGATAAAATGATAGCATTTGCATCGAGTTTCCCCGATCAAGAACTTGGTAAACAGCTTGTAACAATGGCAGCAGATACAGTGCCTGCACTAAATTCAACCTTTCAGGATTTAGCGAAAACCGGCCTAGGCAATTTCGCAATGCAATTGCAGACAATTATGAGAGATGGGGCAAATGAAGACCCACTAGTTACACGTAAACGTATCGCATCTCTTATGGAGACTATATCTGGCTCACAACGTGAATTTATAAGAACGCAAGCGCAGGCCGGTAATGCATCTGCCCGAACTTCAGAAGACATTATAAATAATTTATCTCAAGTAAGTCGTGGTCTTAGTAATGCAACCGATGGTCAGGTAGCCGCAGCAACAAAAACAGAAGCAGCAATTGCCGGAATGCAGACCGAATTTGAAAGGAAAGCTGCAATATTACAAGCGGCCTTTTCACCAACAATAGAACAGTTAAATTTATTAACACAATCTCTAAAATTATTAAATGATGCAGCATATGGTGCAATAAATCGCACTAATGCAGAATCACGAAGTTGGGTGTCGGCAGGGCTTATTCTTGCCGGCCAGTTAGCCGCCGGCGCCCTTATATTGGGGCAAGCTAAAACATTAATAAATTTCTTTAGTAAAATTGGTAAGACTGCATCCGTGGCCGAGGCTGCTGCGAAAGGTGCCGGCGCTGCTGAGGGTGCTGCGAAAGGTGCCGGAAAAGGAGCTGCTGCCGGCGCATTAAGAGGTGCTGCCGGCTATGCACTTGCGGCAGCAATACCACTAGCTCTTTCTGCGGGTTTTGACTCGATTCTTGGAAAATTTGGCGTCGGTGGAAATAATATCGATAGCCAGAAAGACCAGGAAAACTGGGATCGTGCAAGTTTATTAGAAAAGATGACATCGGGTCTTGCTCGTGGAATTGAAGGAACAGGTAGGTTGATGTTCCTTGATAATTTAGCAAATAAAGCACAGGCTGATCGTATTAAAGAAGAAACAGCATATTTAGATAGGACCAGACAAGCTAAAATAGCAATACCGCCCCCATCATCTAAAATATCTGTTCCAAAAGACCCGGCGATATCTACCATAGATAGCCCGTCGGCCTCACCTACTAACGAGATAGGCAGTGCTGACATATCATCAAAGAGTACAGATACGTCTGGTACATCCGTAGGTCCCGGAATAGAGAAACCGCCACGCAATGCAGACATAAATAGCTTAATGGCATTTCAAAATAATTTGTCACAACAGATATTACTAGGTATAGAAAATTTAGTAACCGTTAATAAAGACGTGTTAAAATACACAAAAATCAGAACATGACAGATAACATTTATTATGTTTATGAATATATTAGGGAAGATACAACACCCTATTATATTGGAAAAGGGTGTGGTTATAGAATATCGGATAAAAAGCATTCAGTAATTGTTCCCGGTAAACAATACAGGAAATTTGTAGGAAAACATCTTACAGAGGTCGAAGCTTATGAGTTAGAAGGGTTTCTAACTCATAAATATGGCCTGTTAATAGATGGTACAGGTATATTAGAAAATAAGATACACGGTGGCGGAAATATAAGTCCCGAAGGCTTTACAGGAAAACATCATAGTGCTTATTCTAAAGAAAAAATATCAAACGGGAATTTAGGAAAAGTTCGTACAGCCGAGCACAAAATAAATTATAGTAAACCTAAGTCGGTAGAACATGCTGACAAAATTAGACAGGCCAATATAGGTAGACAAGATGATGGTAGGAATGCAAAAATATCTGCTACTAAAAAAGGTAAGCCCTGGACACAGGCCTGCTACGACGCAAGAAATATAAGAAAGAATAAGGTATAATACTATGTCATGGAAAAAGTTTTTTAAGCCCGTTAATTCGGTGCTGCCAGTTGCACAAAGATCAATCGATAATACATCTGCATATGCCTCGACGGCCAAATATAGTAATTGGTTGCCCGAAGTTTATTCTGGTCCACCGGACAGACTACAGAGGTATGCTGTATATGATCAAATGAATTATGATCACGAAATTAGTGCAGCATTAGATACACTTGCGGATTTCGGAACTGAGCCAGACGAAGTGACTAAACAACCGTTAATTATTGAATATAATGACGAACCAACGCCCAGCGAAATTCAAATTTTAGAAAAATCACTTAGCCAGTGGGTTAGGATGAACAAATTTAACAGACGCCTATGGGGTATGTTCAGGAAAACATTGGTCTATGGTGATCAATTCTTTATTCGTGACCCAGAGACATTCGAACTTTACTGGATAGATCCTGCTAAAGTTGAAAAAGTCATTGTGAACGAAAGCGACGGAAAAAAGATTGAAAGTTATTTCGTAAAAGATATTGACTTAAATATGAAAAATCTTGTTGCCACAAATCAGTTGAACAAGTTATCCAATCAGGCCTTTGGATCTAATAGTATTGTATTTTCGCCACCTATGGCCGGAAATATGAATTATGTATCAGGTGGATTCGGAAGTGCTGGTTCCGCTAACTATCAAGACGGCGGAGCAACCGCAGTGGATGCCGAACATATTGTGCAACTTTCCTTAACAGATGGTATGAACGCTGCATGGCCCTTCGGTCTTAGTATCCTTGAACAAATTTACAAGGTTTACAAGCAAAAAGAGCTGCTCGAAGACGCTATTTTAATTTATCGTGTACATCGTGCACCCGAGCGCCGCGTATTCTTTATTGATGTCGGTACAATGCCGCCAAATAAAGCATCGCAGTATCTGGAAAGAATTAGATACGAAGTCCAACAAAAACGTATTCCAAGTCGCACTGGCGGCGGTGCTAATGTAGTTGATTCTACATATAATCCTATGTCTATTTTAGAAGATTACTTCTTTGCTGTCACATCCGAGGGACGTGGATCTAAAGTTGAAGTTTTGCCCGGTGGTGAAAATTTAGGTGATATCGATGACTTACGATATTTCAATAATAAAATGCTTAGGGCGTTAGGTGTCCCGAGCTCTTATTTGCCGACCGGACCCGAGGACGGAACAGCCGCAGTAAGCGATGGTAGAGTGGGCTCTGCATTTATTCAAGAATTTAGATTTTCAAAAGTAGTTACACGATATCAGCAGCAAGTTATTGAACCGTTGGATGATGAGTTTAAGTTATTTCTTAAGTTCCGCGGCGTTACTATTGATAATAGTTTATTCCAATTAAAGTTTACAACAGCCCAATCATTCTCTGAATATCGTCAATTAGAACTAGATTCGGCTCGTATTAATACATTTACTGCATTAATGGATGTACCTTTTATTTCTAAGAGATTTATATTGAAAACATATCTTGCGTGGACAGAAGAGCAGCTTGCTGAAAATGAACGTATGTGGAAAGAAGAACGCAGTCGCCTCACAAAAACCTTCGCACCAGAACAAGGTGCTGGTAGTCCGACTTCGGGATTATCTGATGTAGGTATTACAAGTTCTGGTATTGATGGCATGGCACCCGAAGACGAAGGTGCCGATGGTGGTGCACCTCCCGACGCAGGTGGTGAAGTATCTGATGCAGAAGTAGATAATTTCGGAACTTAAAATTAGATAAATAAATATATGAATGCAAAAGAACTTCTCTTTGAATACTATGACCCAGCTGATGACCAGATGGGTATAGCTCACATGGATGATACACGTCGTCCACGTTTAACAATGCTACATTTACAGAAACTTAGGAAATCCAGGGATGTTGAAAAGTACGAAACAGCCCAGCATTTAGATTTTCTACCAGATATGTATGGTCAGACTGCCGAACAAGGCGGCGGGGACATTGGCAGCTTGTAACGTGCTTAGTGGACAAAATTGATGTTTTAACCTTAGCAGAAAAGTCGATTATTGATGTATTCAGCAAATGGGAGTTACTAACCAATACTACTGATTATGGGACTCATAATAATATTTTATGGGGCACTGTAAGAGAAGCCACCGCCGAAACAATTGCTAGATCTTTTATTGCGGCAGTACCCCTTATTATTAACAATAAGATATGTATATCTAATACATCGTTATTAGATTTTTATGTAGATAAGTTAGTATTTCTTGCCACTAACACATTATATGCACCGACATTAAACAAGTACGACCAGTTAACAGTTGAAGTGGCTGGCATTTGTTCGTGTCTACTGATGCTAGAGCATCACAGTATAGATATATTAGGTGTACACAGACCATTAGTATATACATGGGTGAAGTTGTTCACTAATGCTAAAATTATGAACAATAATTGGATAATGTTTATAATGATAATATATGCCTGGTTAAATAAACAGGAAAATAATTATAGCATACCGCACAAGTGGGACCTGATAAACAACTTTTATGTCGGTAACGGAAATTATAAAGATGGTCCGAGCGGCCCCGTTGATTACTATACAAGCTGGGCATTTCAGTGGTATAGTTTAGTATTAGCATATACATCGAAAAACCATATAAATTTTTACAATACTATCAGCGAACGTGCACTATTATTTTCGGAAGATTACACGACCAAAATACTGACATCTAACTTACCGACGGCAGGTAGAAGTCAATGTTACAGAGAAGCTGCTAGTGCTGCACTGGGATTGGTTGCGTTAGCTCTACCTAATAGTGTGCCTTCGGGCAATAGAATTCTAGAAATTAATAAACAATATCACAATTATAATATTGGTTTTATAGACGTTAAAAAAGACTTCTATAGTTGCCGGTCTAGTTATATGTGGGCATTTAAGTGGTACTGGCAAGCAATTATACCGGATGATGATATGTGGTGGAAAATATTGTAAAAGTAGTAGTTTATAGCTCATCGACCAGAACTAAATAGTGCTGCGAAATCAAAATCAAAAAATGGCGTCTTTTTATGCCATATCCACCCACAATCTTCCCCATCGAGTTAAATACCTTAGAATACCATTTTAATGGTTACAAGAATTTTAATCAATTAAGGAGAGATTAGGCATGTCACAGAAACAAAAGCTCGAACAGGTATTGGATCTTTTATTATCAGAAGACTCAGACCAGGCTGCAGAATTACTTCACCAGATCATTGTAGAAAAAGCAAGAACTATTTACGAAAGTATTGTTGACGAAGAAGAAGTCGACGATGCAGCAGAAGATAAAGATGCGCTTGAAGAATCCGATGAAGTTGGTGGCGAACCAAATACAGACTTTACAGACGAAATTTCAGACGATGAGGACGAAATTGAATCAGACGAAGAATCCGATGGCGAAGCAGAAGGCGACGAGGGCGGAGAAGATGATGGCGAAGAAAATCCATTCGGCGACGAAGAGGGTGGCGAAGGCGAAGGTTCCACAGAAGATCGCGTTGAAGACCTTGAGTCCCAATTAGCCGAACTTCGTGCAGAATTTGACGCACTTATGGGCGAAGAAATGCAAGAACCAAATCACGCTGACTTAGGTGGTGAAATGGGCGAAGTCGAAGACGAATTCGGCGGCGACGATATGGGCGGTCCTGAACACGGTGGCGACCAAGATTTTAGCGGTAACGAACAAGTTGTCGGTGAAGTTGTTGCTACAATGTATGAAAAGAAAAAAGCTGCAAAGCTCGAAGTTGCTAAACAAGCAAAGAAGGGTGATCTTAAGAAAGCCGGCGAAAAGAAAGTCGACGAAGAAACAAAGTTTCTGAATAAAGTTGCCGACACTGGCCAGCGCGGTACTGCTAAGTTAGTTGGTACTGGTAAAGATACACCACTTGGTGCAGAACAAAACAAGTCTCCATATACATCTATTCCAGCTCGTAAAGACTACGGTGGCAAGCCAACTAAAATCGGCGGCAACGGTGGCTCCGGTGGTGAATATGGAAAGTATAACGGTGATTCAGCAGCAAGCAAGACACCTACAGACAATGTAAATGTCAAACCAAAGAACTCATCGGTTAAAGCTGATACTACTGCTAAATTTACTGGCGGCAAGACAGCAGGCGACGGGTTTTCTAAGTCACCATTGACAAAGAAACCAGCTTAAGGATTGATGACTAAAATGTCAAATAAACTGTACGAGTTCCTGTCTTTTGATAAGGCACACGTTCAACTTCTTGAAGAAGATAACAAGACTGGTGGTAAAGATCTTTGCATGAAAGGGATCTTTATACAAGGTGACGTAAGAAACCAAAACCAGCGCGTTTATCCTATGAGAGAAATTGCTAAAGCTGTTAATACAATCACTGAGAAATTAAGTGGCGGTCAATCAGTTATGGGAGAACTCGACCATCCGGAAGAGCTATCTATTAACCTTGATCGTGTTAGTCACCTTATCACTGAAATGTGGATGGATGGTGCAGATGGATACGGTAAATTGAAAATAATTCCAACACCGATGGGCAACATTATTAAAACATTGTTGCAGTCTGGTGCAAAGTTAGGTGTTTCATCCCGTGGTTCCGGAAATGTTGGTGATGACGGTTCGGTTTCAGAGTTTGAAATTGTTACTGTTGACATTGTTGCACAACCAAGTGCTCCAAATGCATATCCGAGAACAGTGTATGAAAGTCTTATGAACATGAAAGGTGGATCACGTGTTATTACTACCGCAAGGGAAGCATTAACCGAGGCCGCAGCACAGAAACAGATTGTTAAAGACCTTCAGAGATTTATTCAAGAGTTGAAAATTTAAGGAGAACTCAAGATGGCAAAAAAATTAGATGAACTCTTGAGTGAAAGCGTTGGATTGTCCGAAGATACCAGAACTCAAATTATTGGGTTATGGGAAGCAAAGATTACCGAAGCTCGTGAAGAAGTTGCTGCAACACTCCGTGAGGAATTTGCACGTAAGTTTGAACACGACAAGGGAGTTCTTGTTGAATCTATGGACCGTTTCTTATCAGACCAAGTCCGCGTTGAACTCGAAGAATTCGCCGAAGACAAGAGAAAACTTGTTTCAGAACGTATCGCTTATAAAAGCAAAGTCGTTGAACACACAGGAATGTTAAACAAATTCATTACAGAATCTGTAGCAAAGGAAATGAAAGAGTTTCACGCCGAAAAGAAGGCAATGAAGGAAAACTTCTCGAAACTTGAAAACTTCTTATTGAAGCAACTTGCTGAAGAAATTCGCGAGTTCCGTATTGACAAAAAGTCCCTAGTGGAACAGAAAGTCAAAATGGTTGCCGAAGGAAGACAGAAACTACAGGAAACAAAGGCACAATTCGTTAAGCGAGCTGCACAAATTATCGAGTCGAATATTGAAAAGACTCTTCGTACAGAAATTACACAATTCAAGGATGACATTCGTGTTGCTCGTGAAAATGATTTCGGCCGTAAGATATTTGAAAGCGTAGCTGCTGAATTTATGACTTCGTACCTAAATGAAGGTACTGAAATCAGCAAGATGCAAAAGGTATTAGAA